CATTTGATAACTTGCCACCTGCTTTTGCTGATTTTATTTTAGCACACGTTGTTGCTAAAGTTGCAGAGAAAATGGAAAACAATATTTGGAAAGGTGTTAATGCTACTGCAGGAGAATTTGATGGATTTGTAACATTAGCTACTGCTGATGCAGGAGTTATTGATGTTGCTTCTCCTGTTGCTGGTGGAATTACTGCTGCAAACGTTATCGGTGAACTTGGTAAACTTGTAGATGCTATTCCTGCTGCATTGTACGGAAAAGAAGATTTATATCTTTACGTTTCACAATCTGTAGCTCGTGATTATGTACGTGCTTTAGGTGGATTTGGTGCAAGTGGATTAGGTGCTAATGGTACAAACTCACAAGGAACACAATGGTTTAACAATGGTTCATTATCTTTTGATGGTGTTAAAATCTTTGTTGCAAACGGATTAGCTAACGATTATATGATGGCTGCTCAAAAATCTAACTTATATTTCGGAACAGGTTTATTAGCTGACCACAATGAAGTTAAATTAATTGACCTTGCTGATATCGACGGTTCAGAAAATGTAAGAGTTGTAATGAGATTTACAGCTGGTGTTCAATACGGAATTAGTTCTGATATCGTTCTTTACACACCTGCAGCATAATTATAAAATAAAGGGTAGGTAATATTATCTGCCCTTTTTTATTAACTTTAAAATATATAGACTATGCCTTGCGATATATCATTAGGACGTGCTGAACAATGTAAAAATTCAGTAGGTGGATTAAAAGCTGTATACTTCATTAATTGGGGTGATGCAACAACTGTAACTTATTCTGCAACGGCAGGACAAGAAGATGTTATAACTGCTTTAGGTGGAACACCTGTTGGTTATAAATATGAATTGAAGGGAACTTCAACTTTTGAACAAACTGTAACAAGTTCAAGAGAAAATGGAACTACATTTGTAGACCAAAAATTAAGTTTAAGTTTAGCTAAATTAACTATTGCTGATAACAAGCAACTTAAATTACTTTCTTATGGTAGACCACAGGTTATTGTTGAAGATAACAATGGAAACTTCTTTATGGCAGGTTTGACTAAAGGTATGGATTTAGTAACTGCAACTATTTCAAATGGTGCTGCTATGGCTGATATGAGTGGGTATAAAATGGAATTTCAAGGAATGGAACCTGTAGCTGCTAACTTTGTAACTGGACCATTAACTACTGGTATTTTAGCTTCTATTGTTGAAGGTACTGTAGCATAATTTTATTATTTGTTTTTTTTAAAAGGGGTTTACTTTAATTAGAAATCCCTTTTTTTAAAACAATAACTTTTAAAAATATAAAAAAATGAGTGAATTAAAAAGAGTAATGAATACATTATTCAAAACAGAATTAGCTACACAAAAAGTTGAATTAGCTACTATATATGAAGATTTAAAAGGTGCATTAGCTGAAGCAAATAAAGAAGTTATTAAAGCATTAGATTTAAAATCACAAGCTGCAAAACTTACTCAAGTTTCAATAAATAAAAATAGAGAATTATTAAAAGAATTAAATAAAGCTGAAGTACTTATAAAAGATTTAGGATTAGATTCTGAATTACAAAAAGTTCAAAAAGCAAAATCTGAAGTAAGTGGTAATTTAAATGCGTTAGATACAATTTTAAATAAATTATTATCTGTATAAAAAATAAGGGTGCTAAATTAGTACCCTTTTTCTTTTTTAAATATTTTTAAATGTTCTTCTATATTTTTATTAGGATATAAATGATATTCATTATTATTAGATGAATGATACCATTGTGCAAATCTTAAAGCAAAATCATCTTTTTGTTCTTGTTCTTTTGTTAAAAAATAATTTGTATCAATATTGTAAATTATTTTTTCATTATTTAACATCAATCTTGATTCTATTAAATCTAATAGATATTGCATTATTGTTTTTTCCATATTTATTTTTTTTACATACTTTCTATTTCTCTTCTTACCCCACTATACCAATCGTATAAAAATTCATAATCTTCTCCTTGTTTATCATAATCTATTGTTGGTAATAATTCTAATATTTTTTCAATTACTATTATAGCACATTTTTTTTGCCTTTCAAAATCAGGTTCATCATAATTATTTACTAAAACTAAATCTTGAAATTTACCTATTAAATTAATTGCTTCTTGTTTTTCATTCATAATTTTTATTTTTAATTTTTTTGACAAATATATAAAACTTTATAATACAAAATTTACTTTAACAAATATTTAACTATTAAAACAATTCTTATTTATATTTATTATAATTAAAAATATTATATGATAATTTTAAAAGAAACAATAGCTACACAAAGAATAACATTTATCCCAAGGGAATTAAGTGCTACTTCAATTGTTTTAAGAAATGAAACTACAAATATTGAAACTACAATAACAACAGATTTCTATTTAGAAAATTATTATTTAATAGCTGAAACTGTTTTTGATTTAAAAGAAAATACATTTTACAATATTACTATTTATAATAATTCAGATATAGTTTATAAAGATAAAGTATTTTGTACAAATCAAGTTATAGAAGATTTTACAGTTAATGAGAATCAATACATAGAGAACGTTACAACAAACGAATTTAAAATATATGAGTAATATATCCATTGTAAATTTAAGTGCTTATACAAGTCCTGTAATACAAGAAAACAAGAAGAATAACTATATTGAATATGGTGCTGATAATAATTACTTTCAATACTTAATTGATAGATATTTATATAGTGCTACAAATGGTGCTATTATTACAGGTATTTCTAATATGATTTATGGTAAAGGATTAGATGCTTTAGATTCTAATAGAAAGCCAAATGAGTATGCACAAATGAAATCTATTATAAAAGATTCTGATTTAAAGAAAATAGCTTTAGAAAGAAAACTTTTAGGAATGGCTGCTATGCAAGTTGTAATGGAAAAGAATTTGGTTAAACAAATACTTCATTTTCCTATGCATACATTAAGAGCAGAAAAATGTAATGATAAAGGACAAATTGAAAACTGGTTTTATTATCCTGATTGGACAAAAAAGAAACCAAGTGAAGAACCTAAAAAGATTCCTGCTTTTGGTTTTGGTAATGGTAATGAAGTTGAACTTTATATTATACATCCTTATGTAAGTGGATTTGACTATTATAGTCCGATAGATTATTCTGGTTCTTTACCTTATGCTTTGCTTGAAGAATCAATAGCAGATTATCAAATTAATGATTGTCAGAACGGATTTAGTGGAACTAAAGTTATCAATTTCAATAATGGAATTCCTACTGAAGAAATGCGTGATAAAATGAAACGTGATGTACTTGGTAAATTAACAGGTGCAAGAGGTGAAAAAGTTATCATTGCTTTTAATGCAAATGCTGAAAGCAAAACTACAGTTGAAGATTTACCTTTAAATGATGCTCCGGCACATTACGAATATTTATCTAAAGAATGTTTTGAAAAACTAATTGTAGGTCATAGAGTAACAAGTCCTATGTTATTAGGAATACGTGAAACAGGTGGTGGTTTAGGTAACAATGCAGACGAAATAAAGACTGCTACGCTATTATTTGATAACATAGTAATAAAACCATATCAATTAGAAATAACTGATGCTTTAGATGAAGTTTTAGCTATTAATAGTATATCATTAAAATTATATTTTAAAACAATACAACCTTTAGAATTCGTTGATACTACTGGTATGAATGCAGAAACTACAGAAGAAGAAACTGGAGTTAAAATGTGTTCACATAATTTAGCTACAGATTCTATTGCTGATTTATTAATTGAAAAAGGTGAAACATTAAGCGACGAATGGTTTTTAATTGATGAAACTGAAGTTGATTATGATTCTGAAGAAGAATTAGATGCTGAAATTGATACTTTAAATAATAAAAAGAAAAGTACATTATCTAAAATATGGAAATTTATTACTTCTACAGGAACAGCAAAACCAAACGTTAAAAGTCCAGAACAAGACAAAGTAATTGATGGAGTTCAATTTATTACAAGATATAAATATAGTGGTGATTTAACAGGTGAAAGAGAATTTTGCAGTAAAATGTTACGTGCTGAAAAAGTATATCGTAAAGAAGACATTGTAAATATGGAAACGCAAGTTGTTAATGCTGGTTTTGGTCCTAAAGGTTCTGATTCTTATTCTATTTGGTTATACAAGGGCGGAGCAAGATGCAATCATAAATGGTTGCGTAGAACTTATGCTAATTTTGATGGTGTTAAAATTGACCCTACAAATCCAAATGCAAAAGCTATTAGTTCTGCAACTGCTGAGAAATATGGTTATAGAATTAGAAATGACAAAGAAGTGGCTATGAAGCCAAGTGATATGCCTACAAAAGGTTACACACAAGCGTATTGGGATAAAATGGGATATACAAATTAATTAAGATATGGCACAAGGTTTATTTATAAGTACAAACGATATAGTTAAATTCACTGTTTTAAATGGTAATTTAGACCCTGATATTTATACTCAGTATATTTTTCAAGCACAGCAATTACATATTCAAAACTATTTAGGTACAAAGCTATATAACAAAATTAATGATGGTATTGTAGCGGGTAATTTAGCAAGTCCATATACAACGCTTTTAAGCGTATATATTAAACCGATGGTAATACATTGGGCTATGGTAGAATTCTTGCCTTACGCAGCTTATAAAGTATCAAATAAAGGAGTATTTAAACATAATTCTGAAAACAGTACTACAGTTGAAAAGAATGAAATAGACTTTTTAATTGAAAAAGAACGTGATGTTGCACAATCTTATACAAATAGATTTATAGATTATATGAGTTTTAATCAAGTTTTATTTCCTGAATATAATAGTAATTCAAATGCTGATGTATATCCAGACAAAGACGCAAATTTTACAGGATGGATTCTATAAAAGAAACATACAAACCAAAAGAGGTAAACGTAAAGAAATTAGAAATTTTTTTAAATAAATTAGATAAAAGAAATGATACAAACAATTAACATAGGAACAACTGCAAATGATGGTACTGGTGATACAGTAAGAAATGCGTTTGATAAAGTAAATGATAACTTTGCTGAAGTATATTCTTTAGCTTCTAATGGTTTATATGCACAAACAGCATTAAGTACACCAATAGTTTATGCAAGTGGCGAAGCATCTTTAATAGGAACAGGAGTTGGTACATTAAGTGTTCCTGCAAATGCTTTTAAAGTTGGTGATTCATTTGTTGCTAAAATGTGCGGTAATTTAACAAATGCAAATAACGAACAAATACATTTTAGAGTGCGTTCAAATGGAGTTGTAATTATTGATGCTTTAGTTTATACTTTAGCTACAGCTACAGCCAAGTATTTTGATTTAATATTAGACTTTACAGTTTCTAAAATTGGAGGTGCTGGAGTTGCAGAACTAATGGCAAATGGTGTATTTACATATAATAAAAATGCTTCAAATGCAATAGAGGGAATTAACTTCGGACAAATAAGTAATACTGTATTTAATACTACTATTTCAAATACTTTAAGTATTACTGCAGAATGGATAACTTCATCTGCAACTAATACAATACGTTCACAAAATTTCACACTAACTAAAGTTTATTAATATGGCAAATGATATAGGCTGGGGACAGGGTGCAAACAATAATAATATAGGTTGGGGTCAAGGTGCTTTTAACAATCTTATTTCGTGGGGATATTCACATTATATTAGTTGGAGTGGAGAAACAGATATTGTAGGAAATGAAGGCGTAATAACAACTAATTTTACAACAAGAGTTATATCTGATTCAGGAATATTTGAAGCACAATCTTGTTTATTAGCAACATTACAAAATTTAGATACAATATGAGTTTATTAGATAAAGCGTCGTTAATAGTAACACCAAACGCATATAAAGCAAGTAAATTATATTCAGTAGTTCCAAACACTACTTTAGGTGATATGACAGTAGTTCGTGCTACAACAGCAACGAGAGTAAATGCAAGTGGTTTAATTGAAAGCGTAGCGGTAAATGTTCCTCGTATTGATTACACAAACGGAAGTTGTCCGAGTTTATTGGTAGAGCCACAAAGAACGAATTTAGTATTTCCAAGTGCTACTTTAACAACTCAAACAAGAACAGTAACAGCAGCACCAAACACACTATCTTTTTACGGAACAGGAACAATAGTTCTTTCAGGTGTTCATATTGCAACATTAACAGGAACAGGTGCAAATAATAGAGTTTCTTTAACTTTTACTCCAACTGCAGGGAGTTTAATTTTAACAGTTACAGGTACAGTTACAAATGCTCAATTAGAACTCGGTTCATACGCCACCTCATATATCCCAACAGTTGCATCTTCAGTAACACGTAACGCTGATATTATCTCAAATAATAATCTTATATCAAAAGGACTAATTGTCAATGATTATGTTTTATTTCTTGATATTACAAATCCTATATTAGGAAGTCAATATATTTTAGATTCGACTGATATATCTTCAATTAGAACAGGAATTTTAAGAGTTGATGGAACAACTGCATCTATAACAGATATAACAGGTGGAATTTCTATTAGCATATTAAACATTTTGACAATTGGAAAAGGAAAAATGTGTGTAAAAAGAACAGGAAGCACTATAAGTTTTTTTGCAAACGGAGTTAAAGCTGCATCAACTACAACAACAACTGTGGGAACAATAAATAATTTAAAAACAGGAGTTACAAATTCAACAACTTCAAGTTATATCAATAGTGTTGTATTATTTCCAATAGCTTTAACAGATACAGAATGTATTAATTTAACAACACTATAATGGAAATATACAAATTAAATTATTTAGACAAAGAAACTGCAATAGCTGATTTATTAGCAAAAGGGGTTTATAATGAATATTTATCATATGGAAAAGGTATTCACGCAGTTGTTGAAATTGGTAAAATTGTTTTAGAAAATGGAACATACGATGCTGACTTTAAAGAAATAACAGAAGCTATTTACGCTGATGGATATGCTTTTGATGTTATGAGTGATACTGAAATAGTTTTTGAAAGTGAAATATTCCCAAACAATCCTGTACATAGTTTTGCAGGTTGTGTTAAAGTAGCAGATGAATATATACCAAATGATTTAATAATTGGTTTAAAAATTGAAAATAGAAAAAAATAATTTTTGAATGAGTAAAGAGCAATTAGATATAATATTAAGTAAATGGATTTCTCGCAAGTTACTTGTTTTTATGGTAGCTTGTGGTGGTTTATTTAGCGGTCAATTAACTTCAAGTGATTGGGTTGTTATTGCAACTGCTTACATCGGTATAGAGGGAATTACAACAATAGTAGAAAGATTAAGAAAATGAAACAATACTTTTTAGATTTAAAATTATCATTATTTACAGGCACTTATTTTGTAATATCTTTTACTGATGTAGATGCTGCAATGAAAATATTGGCTTTTATAGCTGCCACAGGATACACTTTAAGACGTTGGTACTTATTAGAAAAAAATAACAAAGATGAAGCTAAATAATGCTGGATATTTACTTATTACAGAATTTGAAGGATATAGTGCAAAGCCTTATTTATGTTCTGCAAAAGTACCGACAATAGGATATGGTAACACATATTATGCTGATGGCAAACGTGTAACTTTATTAGACAAAGAAATAAACAAACAACAAGCGTTTGAAATGTTTAAAGTAATAGCTGATAGATTTGCAAGTAAAGTTTCTAATTTAGTTACAAGTCCTTTAAATCAAAATCAATTTAATGCTTGTGTATCTTTAGCATATAATATTGGTATGGCTAATTTTATGAATAGTACACTTTTAAAATTAGTGAATAAAAATCACAATGATATTTTAATTGGATTAGAATTTAAAAAATGGAATAAAGTAAATAAAAAAGTAGTTGCAGGTTTAACAAGAAGAAGAAATTATGAAAGCGATATTTATTTTAGTTAGTTTAATTTTATTTAGTTGTGGTTCACGCAAAGTAGCAATACAGGAAACTAAAAAAGATTCTTTGAAACAAATAGAAACTAAAATTGTTACAAAAGAAGAAACAAATATTTCTATTAAAAATGATATTTATACTGATGAATTTACTATAACACCTTTAGACACTTTAAAAGATATTGTAGTAAACGGTATAACGTACAATAACGTTGTTTTAAAGTACAAAAAAGTAAAAGATAATAGTTTACATATTGAAAAGAAAGCAATGCTTAAAAACGAAGTTAAAAAAGAATTAATTAAAACTTCAGTTAAGTCATTTAAAAAGGATATAGATAGAAAACAGAATTATTGGAATTATTTATGGTTACTTTTAATTCCAATAGTTTATTATTTATACAAAAGATTTAGATTTGTTTTGTAAGCATAATTCACCTTGTTATCTTCTTTGTTTATTTTGTTAAAATTTAATTTCTTATTTTAATATATCTTTAAAAACTTATTTGAATTTTCTTTAAAATACTTATTTTATTTTTTGTTACTTGACAAGGCAAAGTTAGTCTTTTTAAAATTAAAGTCTTACTGTTTTAAAATAAACTTTTTAACACTATTGTTAATATATTAAAAGTACATTTGTATATGAAAAATATAGAATTTACAAATATAATGAGAAATATTTTAGTTGAACAAGCAGCTAAATATAGTTTAGATAATTATGCTTTTTGTTGTGGTAATAAATGGAATAATGGTTTAAAAGAATATAAAGGTATTCCAATATATTATTTTAATGATGAATTAATGACAGATATTATACAATTAATTCCATCACCAATGATAAAAGATTATGAATAAGAAACCAACTCGTAAAAGTTTAGTTATAAAATTAGATACAATATTTAGTCAATATATAAGACGAAAAGATGCTATTAATGAAATAGCTGAATGTATTACTTGTGGTAAAAAAGACCATTATAAAAAGCTACAATGCGGTCATTTTCAATCACGCTCACATTACAGTACACGTTGGGACGAAAATAATGTAGGTGTTCAATGTTATGGTTGCAACATATCACGTTCAGGTGAGCAATATAAATTTAGTCAATATCTTGGTGATAACTTAGCACAAGAAATGTATATTAAGTCAAAACAAATAGTTAAATTTGCTGATGTAGATTTAATAGATATGATAGAATACTATATTAATAAGGTTAATGATTTGGGTTAAAAATTTGTTTTTGTTTTTCTTTGTTTTAAGAAGCTACTGTAAAAGGTAGCTTTTTTTATTTGTTAAAGTTTTGTTAATGTAGTTTTATATTTAAAAAACAGTTATATATTTGCAGAAGAAATAACAATTAAAAACAAACATTATGAAACAACATTTAAAAGATTTCGCATTATCATTAGCATTTATGGCTACACTTACATTAATTTATTTAACACTAACTTTTTATTTTTTATAGTATGAAAGATTTAACAGATTTCCAAAGGTTTCAAATCCAGAGTTTACAGGCAAGAGTTTTCGAACTTGAAAACATTAACAATCAATTAGCAGAATATTGCTTTGAAGCATTAACAGATGAAATTACAGCAGAATATAAAACTGTAATTAAAAAAGAAATTTATAACTTAAAATCAAATTAAAATGGAATTAACATTAAATCAAAAACTATCTTTAATTCAAAAAGAATTTAAAGCTAATAAGTCAAAATTCAATTCATTTGGTAAATATAACTTTAGAAGTGCTGAAGATATATTAGAAGCATTAAAACCATACAATGAAAAATATCAAGTAAACTTTACAATAACAGAATCAATAGTGGAATCACAATTTTTACAATTTCCAATGTTACGTTCAGTCGCTGCAATTAGCGATGATTTAGACACATTAACTGCTTCAGCTATAGTTGGTGTAGACTTAGAACAAAAAGGTATGCAAATGCCACAAAAGTTTGGTTCTGCAAGTTCATACGCTAAAAAGTATGCATTGGGTAACTTATTACTTATTGATGATACACAAGATTCTGATGCAACTAATAAAGGTGAAAAAGATGATAAAAAATGGTTAAACTTAAATACACCTGAATTTAAAAAAGCAGTAGAATATATCAAAGGTGGTGGTTCTGTTTCTGCAATAGAAGCTAAGTATAAAATAACTAAAGAAGTTAAAGACGAATTAAGTAAATAATAAAACTGAATAGCTGACAACAGTAAAAAAAGGTAAGCAAATAAATATATATAATATGAGTACATTATTAAATTTAAGTTTAAGAGTTGACAAATTACCTAAAGAAAAGTTTGTTTCTGGAAAAGATGGAAAAGTTTTTTATAACTTTACATTAGCTATTAATGACGAATCTAACCAGTATGGACAAAATGTTTCTGCTTTTTATTCACAAACTAAAGAAGAACGTGAAGCTAAAAAGCCAAAATCGTATTTAGGTAATGGTACAGTTGTCTGGACAGATGGTAATATTAAAGTTGCTGATAAAAAAGTAGATGATAATTTGCCTTTTTAAATTAATCAGGGGTGTAAAAACCCCTTTTTTTAAACAAAGAAACAATGGATAAAAATTTAATGGTAACAGTTTCAGGTGGTAGAAGTTCTGCTATAATGGCTCGTCACATACAAACTGATAAAAAATATGCTGATTATAAAAAGATATTTGTTTTTTGTAATACAGGAATGGAAAGACCTGAAACAATAAACTTTTTAAAAAACATAGAGAAATATTGGGAACTACCTTTAATAAAAATAGAAGGTATTTATTCAAAAGATTTAGGCACAGGAATTAAATATAAAATTGTTGATTATGATAATTTAAATATGAATGCTTTACCTTTTTCAGAAATGATTGAACATAAAAATAAAGGTATATTTGATGGCTTACCTAATCAAAATGCACCTTATTGTTCTGAAAATTTAAAAACTATTCCTGCTAAAAAACTTTGTGATGATATTTTTGGAGTTAATAATTATAAAATTGCAATAGGTTTTAGAAAAGAAGATATGCCTAAAAGAATTTCTTGGGCAGAAATAAAAGAACAAAAGCAAAAAATATTTCCATTACTAACAGATTTTGAAACACCAATTTCGCAATTAGATTTAAATAAATTATGGAAAAAAGAAAAATTTAAATTAGAACTTCACGGAAAATTTGGTAATTGTGAATTATGTTGGAAAAAATCAGATAATAATTTAATAGAAAATATTATATTTGGCACAAGATTTATAGATTGGTTTAAAAATGAAGAAGAAAAATATAATAGTGTGTCTTTTAGAGGTCATAAATCAATTACAGATTTAGTTAAATTATCAGAATTACCAAGAACAATAAAATTAGAATTAGAAACAGAAGATGACTTTAACTGTGTATGCAGTTTTTAAACAAACAAAAACAAAGAAAACAATAATATGGATATAGAAGCACAAAGGCTATTAATGCAAATGTTTGAAGAAGATTGCTTTATAAATCCATTAGAAAAGATAGAACACCCAATACCAGCAATATCATTTGGATTTAAAAGTTATGAAACTAAAGATGGTGAAATTAGTTATCCAACACCAATAGGAACTTATGGTAACTTTAGCTTTTTACAAGCGCCACCTAAAAGCAAGAAAACATTTTTTGTAAGTTTATTATCAGCAGTTTATTTAGCAAACGAATTACAGCAATTTGGAGGCGATTTAAGAGCAGATAGACAAAACAAACACTTAATACATTTTGATACCGAACAAGGTAATTTTCACGCTGCAAATGTATTTAAACGTCCTATTGATATGACTGGAATTAAAACAGATAAATATCATACACTTGCATTAAGACAGTTAAGTTTTAAAGAAAGAGTTGATTTTATAGAATACTACTTATATGATAAATTAGAAAGTAAAAATATAGGTTTAGTTATCATTGATGGAATAGCAGATTTATGTTCTGATGTAAATAATATAGAAGAATCAAATGCAGTAGTTCAGAAACTAATGAAATGGACTAAAGAATTAAACTGTCATATAATAACAGTAATACATTCTAATTTTGGAACTGATAAACCAACTGGTCACTTAGGTTCATTCTTAGAAAAGAAAGCAGAAACACAAATACAATTAGAATTAAACACAGTAAACAAACATTTAGTCACAGTAAGTTGTAAACGTTCAAGAAATGCACCATTTGAAAACTTTA